ATGACCAAGGCAAAGGCTACCCTCCTCCCGCCCCTCGCGTATGACGACGATCATTGCGCCGCTGGTCGCATAGAAAGGCTGTGGCAGACTGTCCTTTCCGTCGTCGTCGCCGAAGCCCTTCGCGGCGAGGATTTGCAGGGCACGCCACGAGAGCGCGTCCACGACATCAAGGCAGCGCGCTATTACCTCACCGTCCCCAACAGGGACTTCGACACGGTGTGCAGCCTTGCCGGCCTCGACCCCGACGCCGTTCGTGACCGCATGGTCAAGATGATCAAAGAGGCTCCGTCACCGGAAGAGATTGTTGAGCAGTGGCTTGCCGACCTCAATCGGAAGCGCGCCACCACCTTCACGCTGCGACGCAATCGCCAGCTCATCCGGAGGATGTCGACCGTCTTTCGCTCCTCACTGACCGGGGGGTGTGTCGGAACTTTCGCAAGCCCGTAGGGACCGGCGCGGGTAGCTTTCCGCGCGATTTGCTTCAAAAAAATTGAATGGAACGGCCGCAATGATCATAGAAGTTGAAGATGCAAAGGCGCACATGAACGTCACGAGCGACGATGACGATGCCTTGATTGAAGCCAAGATCGGCGCGGCGGAGGCGTGGATTGGCGAGTTCATTGGCTCCGCGCTGGACGATGCCGAGACCTTCCCTAATGGCTGTCCGGAGCCGGTGAAAGAGGCCGTCCGGCAACTGACCGCACACCTCTACGAAAACAGGGAAGCGACCATCGTTGGCGTCACCGCGTCGGACATTCCGCTTGGCCTGTTTGACCTCGTGGCACCGTATCGGAGGTACGTGTTTTGAGCGCCCAAACCAAGAGGCTCGCCCGTCGCCTCAACGCCATCCCCAAGGCCGTGAAGACTGCCGTCGTTCCCGCATTGGAGAAGTCCGGGAGTGAGCTTGTCGGCGCGATGCGTCAGCTCGCCCCGGTCGACACGGGCGACCTGAAACACAGCATCAAGTATACGATGCCGGGCCAAGCGACCCCTCCATATTCGCAGCCCGGAGGCTCCCGCGTCGCGGCCGAAAATCAGGTGTTGGTCACGGCCGGCGACGAGGATGTCCGGTATGCGCACCTTGTCGAGTACGGCACCACCGACACCACCGCGCAACCGTTCTTCTGGCCGGCCTACCGCCTGAAACGGAAGCGGCTGGCGAGCCGGATCAAGCGGTCAATCTCGAAAGCAGTGAAAGAGGAATGGCGCAAATGACCGAACCGTCACTGGCGCTACAGGCTGCAATCCGCGCCCGCCTTGTCGGCACGTCGGCAGTCACGGCCATCATTCCGGCATCGTCCATCCTGGACCGCAACGCGACGCCCGCCTTGGACAATTCCATCGTGATTGGCGAAGGCGTGACCGGGCTGGACGAAGGCATCGCCCGCAACCGGCATCTTGTCGTCGCCGACCTTCACGTCTGGCGGAAAGAGCCGGGACTTGTCGGCGCGAAGCAGGTTGTCGGCGCGATCATGGATGCGTTTCGCGATGGTCCCCTGACCGTAACCGGCTTCCATGTCGTGGACCTTCGCATCGCGTCCAGTCGCTTCCTCCGCGACCCCGGCGGGCAGCACAGCCACGCCATCCTTACCCTTGAATGCCGGATGATGGAGCTTGCCTAGATGCGCGCCGGGAAGCTGGACAAGACCATCGTCGTGCAACGGGTTGCAACGACCGTGGACGAATACGGGACACCGGCCGAAGACTGGACCACCGTCGCCACCGTCCGCGCACAGCGCCTCAAACTCACCGCGGAAGAGTTCCTTCGCGCCTACGGCAATGCCTCCGAGACCGTCGCGATCTTCCGCATCCGCCACCTCGACGGTTTGACCCTTGGCGACCGCATCACCTGCGAGGGCGAGACCTTCAACCTGAAAGCCATCGAACCGCTTGGCCGGCGCAAGGGATTGGAACTCCGTTGCGTGGCGGCAGGAGACTAAATTGCAACGCGTTGCAACAGTCCCCCGCATCCGAATGCGAACGCGGCCGGTGCAACCCGTTGCAACGCCGGCCAATCCGTTCCCTGAAATCCCGGACCCGTTTGGCTACGGACAGCGGGCCGTCGACTTCCTGCGCTCGCTAAAGCATCCGAAGTCCTGTCTCCCCGGCAAGGCTTTCCAGCTCGACCCGTGGCAGGAGAAGATTGTCCGGCAGATTTACGGGCCGTGCGACGAACGCGGCAACCGCATCGTGCAATCCGTCGTCATCATGGTTCCGCGCGGCAACCGGAAGACCTCCCTCGCCGCCGCGCTCACCCTCCTCCACGCGCATGGACCTGAAGCCGTGCCGGGCGGCGAAGTCCTGTTTGCTGCCGCCGACAAGAAACAGGCCAAGATCGGCTTGGCGGAAGCCGCCAGCGTGGCGGAAGCCAGCTTCGGCGACATATGGAAAAAGGGGCAGGCCACGCGTCTTGCGGAAGCAGCCTCCGGCATTCGGGACCAGTCCTACAAGAACCGTATCCTGTTCCCGAACGGCTCCTTTCTCGAAGCCCTTTCCAACGCCTCCGGGACGCAGCACGGCCGCACGCCGATCTTTGCCATGTGCGACGAAATCCACGCATGGCCGAAGCGCGACCTGTGGGACGTGATCGACACCGGCCTTGCCAAGATCGACAACAGCTTGCGCGTCACCATCACCACGGCCGGACGCGGGCAAGAAAACCTCGCCTTTCAAGTCATCGAGCGCGCCCGGCGCGTGGCGAAGGGAGAAATTGACGACCCGTCGACCTTGGCCGTTCTGTTTGAAGCCGACAAGGATGCCGACTGGCAGAATGAGGCCGTTTGGCACGCGACTAATCCTGGCCTTGCCTACGGCTACCCCAGCCTTTCCGGCTTGCGCCGCATCGCCCGCGCCGCTGTGGACAGTCCAGCCGACCGGGACGCATTCCGGCAACTGCACCTCAATATCTGGCTGGATTATTCGACCGCGCCGTTTGTCGACATGGCGGTCTATGACCGGGGCAGAGAGCCTTTCGACCTAGACGCTCTTGAAGGCGAGCCGTGTTGGCTGGGGGTCGACCTGTCCAGCAACTTCGACCTCACCGCTATCGTCGCGGCATGGCGCGACCCCGAACAGGAGGACGGCTATATCGTCCATCCGTGGTTTTTCTGCCCGAAGGACAATCTGCAACGCCGAGCTGATCGCGACCGCGTCCCCTATCCGCTTTGGGCCGAACAGGGTTTCATCACGCCAACCCCCGGCAACGTCGTGGACTTCCGGGTGGTAGAGGACACCATCCGCGACCTTTGCGGCCGCTTCGACGTTCGGGAGATCGCCTTCGACCCGCACTGTGCCCGCAACATGATGAACACCCTCGCCGATGACGGCTACCCCGCCATTGAGATGCGGCAGGGCTGGGTAACGATGGCTCCGGCCATCAAAGAGCTGGAACGCGCCATCGTGGCGGGCCGCCTCCGCCACGGCGGGCACCCCATCTTGCGCTGGCACTTCTCGAATATCGCCGTCGAGACCGACAAGGCGGGGAACAAGTCCTTCCACAAGGGCAAGAGCCGCGACCGCATAGACGGCGCGGTCGCCGCCGCAATGGCCGTCGCGCGCGCCGCAGCCGGCGAGAACACCCGTTCAATCTATGACAGCGCCGACCGTCCGGACGGCTTGCTGATCTTCTAGGAGCCGACCGAATGTCTACCGATCAAGAACGCCTTGTCGTCGCGCTTGAAGCCCGCATCCGGGATTTCGAGCGCAGTTTTCAGCGCGCCAACAAGACGGCGTCCAGCAACTTCGACCAGATAGAAAGGCGGGCGAAGCAGTCCGCCGACCGACTGGAAACCTCCATGTCAACGGTGGGCAAAGGCATGAATGCCGCGCTTGGCGTCATGAAAGCGGGACTGGCTGGATTGGTTGCCGGCGCATCGGTCGCCGCGCTGGAAGGCATCATCAGCCGCACGGCGGAGATTGCCAAAGGCGTCGCGTCAATCGGCGATGAAGCCCGCCGCGCCGGCCTTTCGGTTAAGGCGTTTCAGGAACTGAAATTCGTCGCCGAGCAAAACCGCCTTGGCATTGACAGTCTGGTCGACGGCATCAAGGAACTCAACCTCCGGGCAGACGAGTGGATCGTGACCGGAGCCGGCCCGGCAGCGGAAGCATTCCAGCGCCTTGGCTACGATGCGGCCACCCTCAAGCGTAAGCTGGCGGACCCGTCCGCCCTCTTTTCCGAGATCATCGGCAAGCTAGGGCAGCTCGACAAGGCCGCTCAAATCCGCATCGCCGATGAAGTGTTCGGCGGCACGGGCGGCGAGAAGTTCGTCCAGTTGATCGCGCAGGGCGAAGCCGGCATCCGCAAGACGATCAAGTCCGCCAACGATCTTGGCCTTGTGCTTGACGAAGAGATCATTGCCCGCGCGGACGAGATCGACCGGAAGTTCGGGGCCATCAGCGCCACGGTAGCCACTGCGCTGAAGGGGGCTGTCGTGGACATCGTCGGCGCTATGGATGACTGGCTGGACCGGTTCAACAAGATCGAGGAGCAGACCGACCGCAACGTCCAATCCGCTCTTGTCGCGGTCTATGCCAAGATCGCCGACGCGAAGGCACAACTTGAAGACCTGCAAAAGCTGAAGATCGCCTTCCCCGATGACGCGGCAGTCGACCTCAACATTGACCGCCAGAAAGAGGCGCTTGAAGACCTGACCAATGAGGCGCTGCGGCTCCGGGACATCCTCGACCGCCGGAGCGGCTACACCCCGGATTTCAAGTTCAAGACCACGGCGGAGAACGCCAAGGCCGCGTCGGGGGCCGTGAACACCCTCAATTCGAGCCTGACCGGGACGGGCAACGCCACGGCGGCCGGCGCGAAGGGAATCAACTCTTACGCCGAGGCCATCCGCTCCTTGAAGGACGAAATCCCGGAACTCGCGCAGTCGCTCGCGCAACTGGACGCCCAAGCGCGCATCGACAGCGTCTATCGGGCAGCCGTGGGGAAGGCGCGGACGATGGGCGAAGTCTATCAGGCCAATGAGCTTCGCAACCGTGCGCTGCAATCCCTCAACATCAAGTCGGCGACCGATGACCCGTCCGGCTACCTCTCCACCGTGTTAGCATCCGGCAAGCCGGCCTCGCACATTACGGGGATGCAGTCCGACTTTGCCGGCAAGCTGGCGAAGATGCTGGCGAGTATGCCGGAGGAGCTGAAAGGCCAGATCACCATCAACAGCGGCTTCCGCTCGATTGAGCGCCAGCAAGAGCTGTGGCTTGCCGCGCTGAAAAAGTACGGCTCCCCGGAGGCTGCCCGCAAATGGGTAGCGCCTCCCGGCAACAGCCAGCACAACAAGGGCTATGCCGCAGACCTGGCCTATGGGTCCGATGCCGCGCGCCAGTGGGCACATGCCAACGCGGCCAAGTTCGGCCTGTCCTTTCCGCTGGCAAACGAGAACTGGCATATCGAGGACGAAAGCGCCCGTGCCGCTGCGCGCGCCGAACAGGTGAAGCAGCAGACGGACGCGCTCACGCAACAGGCCGAAGCCTATCGGTCGATTACCGATGAGGCGCGGGCGTTCATGGCCGAACAGGCCACCGAACAACAGGCCCTTGGCCTGACCGCCGTCGCGGCGTCGAAGCTGCGCTATGAACAGCAGATGCTCGCCGATGCGCAGCGGCAGGGCATCGAGCTTACCCCGCAGCAGCGCGCCGAAATCAGCCAGCTCGCGCAGGGTATGGCGGAGGCCGAACAGGCCACCCTGGCCTTCGCCCAAACGCAGGAACAAGCCCAGCAGGCGTCACAGTTCTTCGCCTCCACGGCCGGCAATGCCCTCACCGGCCTTATCACCGGGACGATGGACGCGAAGACGGCTCTCAAGCAACTGACCGCGCAGATTGCGCAGGCGGCGCTACAGGCCGCGCTTTTGGGCCAAGGACCGCTTGCCGGCCTCATGGGTGGGGGCCAGTCTGGCGGCATTCTCGGATCGCTCTTCTCCGCCTTCATCGGCGCGAAGGACGGCGGAGAGATTCAGACCTTTGCGCGGGGCGGCAGGGTGAAGGGTCCGGGCACCTCGCGCTCTGACAGCGTCCCGGCATGGCTGTCCGATGGCGAATACGTCATCAACGCCAAGGCCGCCAGCAAACACCGGAAGACGCTGGAAGCCATCAACGCGGGCCGCACTCCCGTCCTGCCGAAGGTCGAGATCGGCAGCGGGGGCGGCGTCGGTCGCACCGTCGAGAACGTCACCAACACCTTTGCGCCAACGATACCGATCACCGTGCAGGCATCGGGCCACGCTGAGAGCGACGAAACCATGAGGAAGCGCCTCCGGGAGGAGATGACCACGCTTTTGGATGCTCAGATGGTCAAGTTCGTCCAGAAGCAGCAGCGGCCCGGCGGCATGTTCAACCGGAAGAGATTCACTTAGCCATTACTTTCGTTGGCACTTTTCTCTTCCTGCACTTTATGAAATATCCCAGGTTTCAAACGCTTTAGCCTATACCTATTTAAACCATCAGCTGCCTCTATACGTTGATCAAAAACATTCGCGACTTGCAACAGCCACGAACGCTCCGCTGCCAGTTCGCTCTGGAAGGCATCATGCTCGTAACGATTGTCCAACGCAAACCCTATATCCTTCCAACTGCCTCTTGGGAGTGACAGCCATGCATCCACAAACTCCTCTGGCAGGATATATTGTAGTATTGGCGTATGGGAAAGCGGATCATAGTGATAGTTTGTTGGCGAGATAGTCCTATAGACATCCTTCGGGTTGCGCTTCATCATTTCTAGTATTTCAGCACCGTACTCGGGAAGCTTCTTCCTTAAGGATGCTTCAGCAGCCTCTTGCCAGTGGCTGATCACCCTCTGAAGCTCTTTAGACTTATCCACATTCCAGTAGGAGATACCGGCGTACGCTCTAAAGATATGGTCGGACGGATCGTACCTAAGCGACCTCGGGGGAAGCCGTCCCTCCGTTACCAAGTCCTCGATATATTGATGGCAAAGACGTTCTTCGACCACCACACCATGCGGAAGGACGCCATTTTCAGCCATCATCAGGCGGAGGGCCGCCACATGGAAGAACTCACCCATCTCGGTGATCCGCCGACTTTCAAATTGGGCGTTCATCCGCTTGATAGCGTCGTCCAGCGCAGAATCGGGCACCCTATCAAATTCGATGACAATCTTCCAAGGCGCGACCTCCTCGGCACCAAAATGGCTATTTTGGTCGAGCCATTCCACAAGCATATTCTTGTCATAGACCCCCCTCACGAGCATATCGACAAGAAGCCTGTCACTCAGAATACTTCCGTAAATATCTGCCCCAGGGTATCTTTTCGTTATATTTGCAATAGGTCTAGGCCCCTCCTCATTATCACCAAACGTTTCATTTATATACTTCTCGTATCGATCCTTTAGAAGTTCCGCATCGATCCCGCCCGAGCGAATTTCAATATCTAAGGCAGCAAAAGATCTAATTAGTACATCAACCGCACCCTCATTATCCTTATGTCTATTCTCAAGAATGCTATATATTCTAACAATGTCAGCGATAACATGTCTAAGTATACGAAGGGATTGTTGCCCAGATTGATTCCATACTTCCCTGATGATATTTCGTCTACCTTCGAGAAATTCTCTCCATTCTTTAGTCGGTACCTCGCATATAAACCGACTTATCGCACGTTCTGTCTGAGCCTCCGCCCGCACCGTATGTCCAAATACTTTCTCCTTTAGCAAAGCCAGCTTGTCTGCGACTAATTCCTCGTGACAGATGACAACAACTCGAAAATTGCCATGCTCGACATAATGGTTGATTGCGCCGAGAAGGGTCGATTTGTCGCCACTCGTCCATAATGGGCTTCGTTCCAAATCGTCAAAAATCAAAGTACGGTCAGGAGTAAGTTTCAGTCTTAAGAACGCCGTCCATAGTGCGCCAGCCGCGCCTGCAAGCGCGTACTTATCTCCCATAGCAGTTCCGACATCACCAATCGTATTCAAAAGTTTTCCACCCAACTCCGCTCCACGAATACACGAAGCCAGAACGGCATTGTTTATTGCCTCCACGCCGTCAAGACCATACAGGCTGACGTAGTATCTTTGATCCTCAGGGATTATCTCTTTAACTTGGTGAGTTTTCCCTATTCCCCACGGACCAGTCACAAGCACCGCGTAGCCCGGTGCCTTGAGACTTGTGTAGTATTCTAGATAATCCGAGAGAGCGGACGGCTCAGGAGAAGGGGGAGACGTGGTCTCGCGAACATCAGCTTCAACATCAACCTTGCCCACTGTCCCCACCATACTCTTAAGCTTCGAAATTATCGTACGCATTGAGGCAGCTAACTCACGACTCCCAAGAAGAAGCAGCATACCCCTTTCTAGGTTTCGCAAAGTTTACAGGTGGTGCGGCGGGCCGCTTTTGGCTGTCAGCTAACTGCCGGTAGAACCAGCCCCGGATACTGCACCTTGGCCAGCCACCGGGCGAGCGTCGCGGGCCGGGTCCCCTGCCCATAGCGCTCCTCGACCCCGCCCGACCGCGCCCAGCCACCAAGCGCCCGCGTCGCGTCGATAGGCACACCGGCTTCGCGTAGGGCGTCCCGGAATCCGTGACGGAAGGAATGGAATGAGACACCCGGCTCATTGATGCCGAGTTTCGATTTTTGGAGGTACGCGAACCGCTTCTGGAACAGGTCGGACAGCTCGTCCTGATTGTCCCCCGGCAAGTCGGGGAAGAGGCGCTTCTCCCCCATCTCCCGCATCGTTGCAACGTGTTGCAACAGGCCAAGGCGGATCAGCTCCGGATGGACCGGAACGATGCGCTCGCTCCCCGCCGTCTTCAATCCGCGCTCCTGTGTCTTACGCAGAATGAAGCAGTCGACGCCGTCCTTCACCTGCACGTCGTCAACGCCGAGGGAGACGATCTCACCGAGCCTCATCCCGGAGAAGATCGCGATCAGCGGCACCCACCACCGGCCCACCAGCGCGCCCTTATCCGACCACTCCGGCAAGGCGGCGATGATCCTGTTCATCTCCTCCACGGTAAACGGCCGGCGCGACACCTCTGCCCCGCCTTTGGCCGGCGCGAGCCGCACGGCCGGATTCACCGTGAGGAGGCCCTTCGTGATCGCCCAATTGAAAAAGCTGGACAGGGTGTGCGTGTAGACCCGCACCGTCCCGACCGACATTTTCCGGTCATTCCGCGTTGCCGCCCGCTCCGCGATGTCGCGCAACGTCTTGCAGCTTTTGTAGGCTTTGAGCTTGGAGACGTTCGCCGGAATGCGGGAAATCAGTTCCTGCACCTCCGCGCATTCCGCCCGCGTGATCGACGCCAACGGCTTATCCGGACCGATCACTTCCTTCATGGCGCGGAACGTCATCACGTATTTGGCGTCCGCAGTGTCACCGAGATGCTCTCGCGTCGGGTCCGTCTGCATTCGCTTGATGGCCTCGCCCAACGTGATACCGACAGACGCGACCGGAGGCGGAGACACCGTGTTGATGCCGGTGAAGAGCGGATCATAGGCGTCGTCACCGTGCTTCCCGTCCATGCGGTCCACCGCCCGCTTCAAGTGCTCGATGTCGGCGCGGCGAAGCATTTCGAGCAGCCGAATCAGCGCCGGCGACGCCTTGAACGGTTCAACCGGCTGCCCGAATTTGCGCTCCGGCGGCAGGGGGATGTTCAGCTTCTCGTCGCGGACGATGCGGCGCGCCTTCGACACAAGCGCCATTTCCGACGACGGGTCGCGGGCTTCCAAGGCTCCGATCTCGCGTTCAAAGTCCTCCCGGACTTCCTTATCGGCCGCCACACTCGCAGGGCTCACGTCTTGCTCATCGCGCCAGAACGTGCCGGCGACGGCGCGGCGGAGTTCCGCGTCGGAGACGGAATCAGCGGGCTCGACCTTCGCGCGCGGCTTCAGCTCCTTCCGCTTCGCCTCCCACTTTTCGTCTAGCTCGACAGCCGCGCGGCGGGCCAACTTGGCTGCCTCTTTTCGGTCGGACGTGCCGAGGGCAATCCAGACTTCGCGCCGGCCAAGCACCTTGATCAAGTCGGAGGGGACACGTCGACGCAAGGTCCACGTGCCGCCCCGCTGCATCAAACCCGTGACTTTCTCCAC